CTTGATAGAGACCGCAAAGAGCAATATTTAAAACTATTGCAAGCCAAGAACATCCGGATCAAGCAAAATAAGATTACCCAGTACTATCCAGATGATGGTCCGCTAAGTCGAGATTGCTATCCTAAGCACATGCAATTCTTCGCAGCCGGCGCAGACTTTTCTGAGCGTTGCATTATGGCTGCAAACCGCATAGGCAAAGCCCTCAAACATGGAACTAAAGTAGCTACTCCTTATGGCTGGAAAAAGATTGAAGACATTACTCTTGGTGATTCTTTAATTGTTAATAATTCTGATATAGCTCCAGTTAAAGCCATTTATCCTCAAGGAATTAAACCAACATTTGAAATTAAATTTTCTATTGGAAAGTCAATTATTTGCTGTGCTGACCATCTCTGGAAATATAAGAAAACTCCTACAGATCATTGGCAAATAGATAATACACAAAAATTAATATCGTTAATCCAAGAAGGCTTTCAAATAATAATTCCTTATTGGCCGTTAGATAATGAGGGGATGCATTTACCATTAGCGCATATACTTACGGGCACTAAAATATCTGAAAATTGTTCTATTCTTGATATTGTTCCGAGTGAAGATTTTGAGTGTACTTGTATTGAAGTTGATCATCCAGAACATTTATTTGTTATTGAGCATGGAATTGTTACTCATAACTCTGAAGGCATAGGAGCGTATGAAACAACTCTTCACGCAACAGGCAGGTATCCTGCTTGGTGGACTGGCAAGCGTTTCACCAAACCAGTTTCTATTTGGGCATGCGGGACTACCAGTACAACTGCCAGAGATATCGTTCAGTATAAACTGATCGGTAATCCCGAAGAGTATGGTACTGGACTCATACCAGAAAAGTACATCATTAAAACTAGCCCGAAGGCTGGCGGAGTTGCTAATGCCATCGACATGATCTTGGTCAAGCATATCTCTGGTGGCATATCTCGGATTAAGATCAAGTCTTATGCTGAAGGTCGTAAGTCTTTTGAAGGTACCGAGCAAGACTTAATCTGGCTGGATGAAGAATGTCCACTTCCTATCTATACTGAATGTATTACCAGGACCATGACGACAAATGGTCTGATTATGCTAACCTTTACTCCACTTGAAGGCCTAACTGATACTGTTCTTCAGTTCATGCCAAACGGCAAAATAGAAGACAATCAAGAAGGTAGTAAGTTTCTAATCCAGGCAACATGGGATGATGCACCACATCTCACCAAAGAACAGAAAGACAAACTCTGGGCAGCTCTTCCACCTCATCAACGAGATGCCAGATCGAAGGGTGTTCCGCAGTTAGGATCTGGTGCAATTTATCCAATCCTCGAATCTAACATTACTGTAGCTGACTTTGCTATTCCCGACCATTGGCTCCGTTGCTATGCGTTGGATGTTGGCTGGAAGAAGACTGCAACTGTTTGGGCAGCTACAGACCCGACCAGCAACATAACTTATCTCTATAGCGAATATTATCAGGGCCAACAGTTGCCACTCATCCATGCGGATGCCATCAAGGCTCGGGGAAATTGGATTCCAGGCGTAGTTGATTCAGCTGCACATGGACGTTCGCAAGATGACGGTAAGCAACTTTTTGAACAATACTTTGGTTTAGGCTTAGACCTTGAGAACGCCAACAAATCAGTAGAGGCCGGCTTATATGCTGTATGGCAAATGCTTAGTACTAACAGGCTGAAAGTATTTGGTTCGCTGGTTAATTGGTTTAGTGAGTTTCGGATTTATCGCCGGGATGAAAACGGCCAGATTGTTAAAGACCGCGATCACCTCATGGACTGTACTCGATATCTGATTATGTCTGGACTTAAGCGAGCAATCGCGAAACCTTACTGGGAATTTCAGGCATGGGAAGAATCAGAACTTTACAATCACCAGGAAGCAAGTCTAGTCACTGGTTATTAATAACTTAAGTAGTTAAGGTACTGCAAGCGACGAAGTCGCCTACACTTGACACCATTACACTTTACATTCTTTTACTTGATATCTTTATATACAAACCTACGGGAAATTAATAATGGCTAATAATGGTTTTGAATTTCCTGTAGAGGAACTTGTTGATCCAGGCAATCCAGCGACTCCGATGGCGAATGCAATTATAGCTGGCCAAGCAGCGAAGCTGCCTACACGCACCAACTCAACCTTGAACACCGGCACAAATCTTCCGGATACTGAACAGGCAAGCCTAAGTGGTCAAGTTCCATTTTGGGCAACTGAAGAACCCATTGAAGACATTATTGCTCCAATCCAAGTTGATCCTGTCACGACTGCTCTTGTCGAGAAAGAAGCCCTTCGTGCTGAAGCAGTTGTTCTCATCACTAACCTTGCTGATAAACAAAATAAGGAAATCTTAGCAGATATAACTACCAAAGTCCTGGAAGGATATAAGCTCGATCTGGCTAGCCGCACTGAATGGGAAGCTCTCAATGTGCAAATCATCGACCTGGCAAAGCTGCTCGTAAAGAAGAAAGTCTACGCTGGCGAAGTTGTAGCGAATGTTAAGTACCCATTAATCATTAATGCCTGCATACAGTTTGCTGCCAGAGCATATCCAGAACTCATTAAAGGAAATGAAGTTGTCAAAGGTAAGGTAATAGGAACTGATCCTGACAACGTTAAGTTTGACAAAGCGCAGCGAATTTCTCAGTTTATGTCTTTCCAGCTTCTGTCCCTAATGGAAGATTGGGAAGAAGGAGTTGATCAACTACTTTTTACATTGCCTGCAATCGGTTGTGTATTCAAAAAGAGTTACTTTGATGCAATTGAACGAAAGTCTGTATCTCAGATAGTCTTCGCTGATGATTTGGTTGTAAATTACTTTGCAGAGTCGCTTGAACGGGCTCCACGAGTTACGCACAGAATTTATTTGTACCATAACGAAATTGTTGAACGCATCAACTCTGGGATTTTTATCAAGTTTGATGTAGCAGAGCTTGGGCAGGCAACCAGTGATAAGACTGCCGATGTAGATGAAGATACTCCACATTTGTTTCTTGAGCAACATCGTTGGTACGACCTAGATGGTGATGGTTATCAAGAGCCGTATGTAGTAACTGTCCATGATCAATCACAGAAGTTAGTTCGCATCTCGCCTCGGTTTGCCACAGATGGAATTATTCGCAAGTCTGATGAGAGCGGAGTAGTTGATCCGAATGGACCGATTGTTAAGATCATTCCAGAGCAATACTTTACTCGCTTTATTTTCATGCCTGCGATTGACGGCGGGTTCTATGGTATGGGTTTTGGCTCACTTTTGATGAGCAGCAACTCAGCCATAAACACAGTTATTAATCAGCTTCTCGATGCTGGGACATTATCAAATCGTCAAAGTGGTTTCCTGGGGAGAGGACTTAAACTCGGTAGGGGCAAATCAATCCAGGTCAAGTCTGGCGAGTGGAAACCTGTCGATGCTACTGGCGACGATCTGCGAAAGAACATCTTCCCCATGCCAGTACGTGAACCAAGTAATGTTCTCTTCCAGTTGCTTGGATTGCTAATCGAGAGTGGTAAAGAACTTGCCGGCATGACAGAGATTCTTGCAGGTAATTCTCCAGGCGCGAATGTTCCGGCTGAATCTGTTCTTGCATTGATCGAACAAGGCTTGCAAGTCTACAGTGCCATCCATAAGAGACTTTATCGTAGCCAGTATAAAGAGTTCATAAAGTTACGGAGGCTGAATGCTCTTTATCTAGATCAGATGACTTATAAGGCTGTTCTTGATGATAGTAACGCAATTGTTCAGGCTGACTTCTCTAGTGCAGACTTTGATGTTGTGCCGGTTAGTGATCCGAACAGCACCACAATGATGCAGCGGCTTCTCAAGGCAAAGGCCATGCTAGAGTTGAGAGGGCAAGGACTTAATGATCAGGAAATCTTGCGGCAATACTTACTTGCTCTTGATATCGAAGATGTTGAGAGATTCTTTCCGGCTGAAGATCAGCCTGATCCGACTGAACAACTAGCGATGCAGAAACTCCAGGCTGAGATTGCAGAGCTGAGTGCAAAAGTTGCAAAGTTGAATGCAGAAACTCAGCAGATCATGACAGAAATTCCAGGCAAACAACTCGAGCAAGAAAAGACAATTGCAGACATGGACAATGATGCTATAGATTTAGCTCTTAAGGATAAGCAAATATCGGGGCAGCTTGAGCTTGGAAGAAGTCAGCAAAGTTTAGGCAAAGCACCTGATGGATTAAAAGAAAGTACTGTGAAACGTGAATATAGTTAAGGAGATAATATGGATGAATTAGAAAAAAAGAAGAAAGGCACATTTTCTTTTTTACGTGCACTTGGTTTGGGTAAAAATAAGAATGATAATTCAGACAAGAATGTTTTTTATGCTGGGAATGTAACAACTGCAGCGAATAAGCGAAAGAAAGAATTGGAGAAAGCTAATCAGAATTGAGGATATTACGATGCTAACTAGTGAACAATTCCAAGAGTGGAAAAACCATCCAGTAACAAAAGAGCTCTTTGCTGAGATTAAAAAGACTAGACAATCCATAGTTGATCAGCTTGCTAATGGAAATAGTATAGGTCCAGATGCACAGGCAACACATGGATTTACTAACAGAGCAGTTGGCCAAATAAACGGTCTGGATCAGCTTCTCAATATTTCTTTTGAAGGTGGTTTTGTAGATAACGAAGTTGATGAGATAAGCGGTTACTAAGAAGAGTAACTTAAAAGGAGAGTCGTATGAATGAAGTAATAGAAAATAATTTTAAGTATCATGCGCCAAAAAATGGTCAAAATGATAAGTATCTAGCGTTGAGAGCTAAGGGAAAAGAACTTGCATATTTAATTGATGAGTTATGTCCTAATTCAAGAGATAAGTCTTTAGCAATGACAAAACTTGAAGAAGCTATAATGTGGGCTAATGCTTCTATAGCAAGATCTTGAGAAAGAATAACAATTATTTAAAAGGGTAATAATTATGAGCACAGAACACATTAGTGATATTAATCAATCTGGCATCTTACCGACTGGCGGACATTTGTTGGTACTTCCTGAGAAGGTTGAAGAAAAGACTAAGGGCGGAATCTATTTGCCACAAACAACTCTGGAAAAAGAACAGCAAGCAGCAACAGTCGGAACCTTGATTGCCATTGGACCTACTGCCTGGAAAGACCTTGATGACGGAGTTGCCTGGGCAGAAGTTGGCGATAAGATTAGTTACTCTCGATA